GTTTACATTCTTATCAAAGGCAGATGATGCAAAGAACTCCTTTGGAGATGCAATTTACTATAAGAATAAAATTTCTGAACAGTCTGACAATATCTTTGTTGGAATTGCAACAGGAAACGGATCAATTGCATCAGGATTTACAACTGCATTTACAGCATCAAGCACTGCTCAAAATACTTGGAGTCAGGATGCACAGGATGTAGACTTCAACTTCGGTGGTAATATACTTTATGAACTACAAGGTGGTAAAGATTACTCTGGTGTAAGCACAGAAGGTGGTTTCCAAACATCTCTTGGAAACGTAATCGGTGGTTACGAGATCTTTGAGAACGAAGCTGAGTATGCAGTTAACTTCTTACTACAAGGCCCTGGCATCACAGGTAGTCAAGCACAATCACAAGCAAAAGCAAACAAATTAATTGCGATTGCAGAACAGAGAAAGGATTGTTTAGCAGTTATCTCTCCAAACAGAGAGACAGTTGTTAATGTAACAAGTGCTAAAACACAAACAACTAACGTTGTTCAGTTCTATGATCCAATTACATCATCATCTTTCGCAGTCTTTGATTCTGGTTACAAGTATCAGTTCGATAGATTTAACAACAAGTTCCAGTTTATGCCATTAAATGGTGACATTGCTGGATTGATGGCAAGAACATCTGAGGAACAGTTCCCTTGGTTCTCACCTGCTGGCCCTCAAAGAGGAAACATACTTAACACAGTTAAGTTAGCATACAATCCAAATAAAGTTCAGAGAGATACTTTATATGTGAAGAGAATCAACCCAGTTATCTTCTCACCTGGCGGTGGATTCATCCTATTTGGTGATAAGACTGGATTAGCATTTGCATCTGCGTTCGATAGAATTAACGTTCGTCGTTTATTCTTGAACTTAGAGGCAAGAATTGAAATTGCTGCGAGAACTCAACTCTTTGAGTTTAACGATGAAATTACAAGAGCAAACTTCCGTAACATAGTTGAACCATTCCTTCGTGGAGTTCAATCTAAGAGAGGTTTATCTGATTTCCTTGTTATTTGTGATGAATCAAACAACACACCTGATGTTATTGATGCGAATGAATTCAAGGCAGATATCTTTATCAAGCCTGCTCGTTCTATTAACTTCATCGGTCTTACATTCGTTGCGACAAGAACAGGAGTTAGCTTCTCTGAAGTCGCTGGTCGAGTTTAATTAAAGTCCATCTAAATAACAAAAGGAGTTAAAAAACAAAATGGCACAAGTAGGAAGCTTTAACCAAAGAAGCATAACCAATTTCCGAGATAGATTAGTCGGTGGTGGTGCAAGATCCAATATGTTTGAGGTAAACATTGAATTACCTACAAAAGTTATTGGACTAAATGATTATAATGCTGATATTAGATTCATGGTAAAGGCAGCTGAAATACCAGCCGCTAATATTGGAAATATTCCTGTTCCTTTCAGAGGTCGTATTCTCCCTGTTGCTGGAGACCGCACCTTTGATCCTTGGACAGTGACAGTCATTAACGATCAAAAGTTCAACATCAGAGATGCAATGGAACAGTGGTCAAACAAAATTAATGATCTTAGATTTGATGTTGGTGACACAAACCCTGCTGATTATCAAACAAAGGCAGAAGTTTATCAATTATCAAGACAAGGAAAATCATCTGGTGGATCATCAAACTCAGGTGGAGATAAAATAACTGTCTTAAGACAGTATAATTTTGAGGGAATTTACCCAAATGCAGTAAGTTCTATACCTTTAGATTATGGTGCAACAGATCAGATTGAGGAATTCCAAGTTACATTCAACTACCTATTCTGGACAGTTGATGGTGGTTTACCTCAAACAGCACAAGGAGCTGAATCCGTAAGCGCTAACACCTAGTTGATTTATATCATAGTTTAGGATATAATATAAATACCAGTAAAGGTATAATTATACAATGGCACAACTTTTTGGTTTCTCGATTGATGATTCGTATAAGAAACCATCACCATCAGTAGTCTCGCCTGTCCCCAAAAATAATGAGGACGGTGCAGACTACTATTTGGCATCTGGGTTTTATGGTCAATATCTTGATGTAGAGGGCGTATTTAAAACAGAATATGATTTAATTCGTAGATATCGTGAGATGGCACTTCATCCCGAAGTTGATTCTGCGATAGAAGATATATTGTGCGAAGCGATAGTCGCAGATCAAAATGATTCACCAATTCAAATTGATCTAGAAAATTTAAAAGCTGGAGATAGAGTAAAACAAATTATTCGTGATGAGTTTCAGTATATCAAAGAGATGCTGGACTTTGATAAAAAAGCCCATGAAATATTTCGTAACTGGTATGTAGACGGAAGAATATACTATCATAAAGTCATAGATTTAGAAAAACCAGAGGAAGGAATTAAAGAACTTAGATATATTGATGCACTAAAGATCAAATATGTTAGAGAACAAAAGAAAAAAGGTGGTGCAAATGCAATTCAATATACGCCAGGCAATAATCCAGGCGCTAACAATGACCCACTAAATGCAGATTTTGAAGGATTAACAGAATATTTTATATACACTCCACATTCGTATCAGAAAAATCAATACGGATCGGTTGCAGTTACAGGTCAACAAAAGGATGCAGTTAAGTTTGCAAAGGATGCTGTTGCATACTGCACATCAGGATTAGTAGATCGTAATAAACAAACTGTTCTTTCTTACTTACAGAAAGCGATTAAGGCACTCAATCAATTAAGAATGATTGAAGATAGTCTTGTTATCTATAGATTATCAAGAGCTCCAGAAAGAAGAATATTTTACATTGATGTTGGTAATTTACCTAAAGCAAAGGCAGAACAATATCTTCGTGAAGTTATGGCCAGATATCGTAATAAGTTAACTTACGATGCAAACACTGGTGAGATTCGTGACGATAAGAAATACATGTCAATGATGGAAGATTTCTGGCTTCCTAGAAGAGAAGGTGGTCGTGGAACTGAGATATCTACATTGCCTGGCGGACAAAACTTAGGAGAACTTACAGACGTAGAGTATTTCCAAAAGAAACTCTTCCGTTCTTTAAATGTTCCTGAGTCTCGCATGGCAGATAATAGTGGATTTAGTTTAGGTCGTTCATCAGAGATACTAAGAGATGAACTTAAGTTTACTAAGTTTGTGGGAAGAATGAGAAAGAGATTTAGTAATCTTTTCCATGATATACTTAAAACACAATTAATTCTTAAGAATGTAATAACTCCAGAAGAGTGGGAATATATGAGTGATCATATTCAATATGATTATTTGTATGATAATCATTTTGCGGAACTTAAAGATGCTGAGTTAATGCAAGAAAGATTAGGACTTGTTGCAAACGCTGATCCTTATATTGGAAAATATTATTCCGTGGATTATATTCGTCGTAAGATTCTACGTCAAACAGACGAAGAATTGGTAGAACAAGATAAACTTATGAAAAAAGAAAAAGAGGCTGGTATTATTTTACCAACTGAACAAGAGATGATGTTAGCGGCTCAAGCTCAACAATCAACTAAAGGAAATCTTGGAAAACCAGCCACAGAACCAGATATTGACGAAACGAGTATTGAGGCTCCAGAATCTCCCAAAGGTGGCGAGATATAAATAAAACATAGGTATAGGATTTTTATCTCATGGATGAATTAATGAACTTGATGATTGCAGATGAATCTCCATCTGAAATTAGTGATTCAATAAAAACTCAATTAATGCAGAAGGCTGCAGCAAGAGTAGACCAACTCAAGCCTGCCGTTGCAAATACAATGTTGGGATATGATTTTGAACCCGAAGAAGATGTAGAAACAGCTGGTGAACTTGATAATGATGAAGAAACCGAAGAGGAAGAGTAAATGGCACATCAACCAGTAGGCGATTCACAAACAATTACTACGTCTGCAACATCAGCTAGGGTTCAATTTACGGTTCAATCTGATACACTCAGAGTTGTTCCAACAGGTAATAACGTTCATGTAGCAATCGGCACAACTGCAACTGCTACTACATCTGATTATTTTGTTCCAACTGGGACTCCTGCTACTTTGAACTTAGGTAGAGCGAGTTCAATGGGAATCGCTGATATCACAAAAGGAGCAGCGACAGTCATTACATTATCAGAAGGAATGGGTAATCCATTTAAAGTTGATGATGTGTTAACTATTTCTGGTGTAACTGGCGTAACAGGATTTAACACAACTGCAAAAGTTGTATCAATTCAAGAAGCTAGAACGATTGGTTATGCACAATTTGGTGCAAAATTGACAGTTGATCACGATAGTCGAGCTCTTAACTCAGACAACGCAGTGACAACTGCAGCAGAAGCGAGAAGAACTTTGACCGTTGCTGCAAGAACTGACACTGGATCAGGTAAATTATATGTTCAACAAGTTCAAATATCAGGAGCACAATAATGAAACTCATTACAGAAGAAATAGAACAGGTTGAAGTTATTGTTGAGAATCGCAACGGTAAGAAGAACTTGTTTATCGAAGGTGTATTCCTTCAAAGTGAAATGAAGAATCGTAATGGAAGAATGTATCCAAAACCTACACTTGCTCGTGAAGTTGAAAGATATAACGAAAACTTTGTTGATAAAGGTAGAGCTCTTGGAGAACTAGGTCATCCAGATGGCCCAACTGTCAATCTTGACAGAGTATCACATAAAATTGTTTCTCTCAAAGAAGATGGAAATAACTTTATAGGAAAAGCAAAGATTCTTAGCACTCCAATGGGTAAGATCGCATCTAATTTATTAGGTGAGGGTGTTAAACTTGGTGTTTCATCAAGAGGTGTAGGATCTTTAAATAAGACTAACGAAGGATACAGTGTGGTAGGAGAAGATTTTACTCTTGCTACTGCTGCTGATATCGTTGCAGATCCTTCTGCTCCAGATGCTTTCGTAGATGGTATCATGGAAGGAAAGGACTGGGTATGGGATGGAGGTATACTTCGTGAGAGGATTGCAACCAAAACATACAAACGCATCAACACTCTAGTTGATCAAAACAAATTAGACGAAAAGAAATTAAGCGTCTTTGAAGATTTCTTAGCAAATCTTTAAATATATAAATAAAAACAGATTATACAAAGGTAATTCGGAGAGTTCAAATGTCCCGTGGGAAAAATTTACAAGAAATGGAGAACGCCGTAACCAA